GCGATTGTTGATTACCTTTTACGAAAAAATCGACTCTCTTTCTCTCAACATTGTCCATCTCATCTATTTTTACACAAATCTTCCCCCAACAGAAGATTCAACCAAAATGTTATTCAGACTTACCAGTGTGAAAGAAATCTTGAACAATGCAAAAACACAGGTAATGTCTTTCTGGAAAGAAAGCCCCCCGACGTTTTTTCGGATGCCTCTTAGGGTAATCGAGGACGAAAGCAGCGTGGAACTATTTAGTTCCGAGACATTCCTACCGTATATTATGGGAATAATAGAACTCCCGGCATGGACAGACCCGCTAGTTGTAGAGGTTATTAATGAGACGCGAAAGAAGATTCAAACCCGAGAACAAACAAAGACGCAACGCAAAGATTATTATGTACTTTTGCGATTGATTACGCGACAATATAATTTGGATTGGGCGTTAAAAAATATTATTGATTATCTCCCCATTAGTCTTGTATTTGATTTGATGATTTCACAAACACCATGGGAATTTTCAGTAAAACATAGAGTAAAGGATGATATTACAGTGCATGTCACGTAATTTAAGCCTTTTTATGCTTCTTAGTTCTCCAAAACCATGGCATACAACCAGTTCCAACACAAATTTTTATAAATTAAAAAGTTGTTTGAGTATATTTGTATTTTAAAATATAAATATAAATAATAAATAAATCAATGGAAGAAAAAGAAGGTTCTCCAGAGAAACTATCATCGCCCGAAAGACAATCGGAATTATTTAAACGTGTTTCATGGAAACTTTTGGAAAAATATTTTAAATCAGATGTGAACAATTTAGTAGCTCATCACTTGGATTCTTACAATCTTTTTTTTGGAAAAGGTATCTTTGATGTTTTTCGCGATAATAATCCCGTTAAATTTTCAAATCAAAAATTTTCAGACACAAAAGTAAGTGAGGGAAGTATCACTATTAACTTGTATTTAGGCGGAAAAGAGGGGACTGCTATTTATTTTGGAAAACCTGTCATATATGACGACAATACAGGAGAAACACACTATATGTATCCAAATGAAGCACGGCTCCGCAATTTAACATACGGATTTTCCATACATTATGACGTTTTTATCGAATATGAATATGAAGAAGATGGGGAGATGAAAAAAATAGAATTAACACACGAACGAGTTTTTCTAGGGAGATTTCCAATCATGTTGCACTCAAAATTTTGCATTTTATATGGATTAGCGAGTGATATCGCTCATAATTTGGGAGAATGTAGAAATGACCACGGAGGTTATTTTATTATTAATGGAAAAGAAAAGGTTATCATTCCACAGGAAAAGTTTGCGGATAACATGATATATTTAAGCGAGGGTAATGATACGTATTCTTATATCGCAAATATACGTTCTATTTCAGAAGATTCGTCAAAACCCAGAAGAACAACTTCTGTGCGAATTCTTGCGCCTACTGCAACACTGACAAATAATAATATTGTAGTAAATATTCCAAATGTCCGAAAACCAATCCCTTTATTTATTGTGATGCGTGCTCTTGGAATTATTTCGGACAAACGTATTATTGAAACATGTTTATTGAATATGGAAGAAAATGCTTCCATGGTTGATTTATTTGTTCCATCTATTCATGATGCAAACAAAATTTTTTCACAGGAAGCCGCTTTAACATTTATTTCTGTTTTTGTAAAAAAAGGTGCAAAGTCGAAAATGTCATCCATGGCTGTCATGGAAATCCTTTCAGATTATCTATTGCCACATGTAGGAGAACTCAATTTTTTAGACAAGGCCTATTATTTAGGGTTTATGGTATTTGAATTATTGAAGTTATCCATAAAAAAAAGTGAGCCAACCGACCGCGATAGTTTTAAATACAAAAGAATAGAATTATCCGGCACGTTGATAAAAGAATTGTTTATCGAATATTATAAAATTCATCTGAAAGACATTTTTCTTTATGTGGATAGATTATATTACTATAAATCAGAAGAATTTCAAAAATTATTGTTGGATAAAATCGACGACATTTTCAAAACAAGAAAGCTATACGACGGATTTAAAAAAGCGTTCAAGGGTAATTGGGGGAGTGCCGCCCACACAAAACGCATTGGTATCATTCAAGATTTAAACCGATTATCATACAATTCATTTATTTCGCATCTCAGAAAAATAGTTTTACCTTTAGACGAAAATGCAAAGGTTATAGGACCACGATTATTGCATAATAGTCAATGGGGATATATAGATATTGTCGATTCTCCTGATGGCGGAAACATTGGTTTGCACAAACATTTGGCAATCGTCACATATATAAATACAGAATTTCCATCAAAAGGAGTGATTGAATGGTTGAAAAAAGAGGGATTGGAACCGTTATTTAGTAATACCCCTAACGAATTGAATTATTATACCAAAGTCTTTGTGAATGGTGCATGGATTGGAATTTTCAAAGACCCTCATATAGTATTAGATAAAATACGGCTCTATAAGCGCAATGGGCTTCTTCCGCTTTTTATGAGTTGTTCTTTTGATTATAGTAAAAACATTATATTTATTTATACGGATGAAGGTAGATTATACAGACCTATTTATTTTATAGAGGAAGGAAAAGTGAGCGCATTTCGCACAAAAGAAGTTTGTAAAACAGTGTTATCAAATGAATATTCATGGGAGAATATGGTGGCAGGGTTTCTTCCGAAAGAAGGCTTTCATTATAAAAATAATACAATTTATGATTTGGAAATTTCATATGAAGAACTGAATGATAAAAAATCTGTGGTGGATTATATTGATGTAGCAGAGGAAGAATTTTTACTCATTTCAAATGTGGAGAGCCCTTTTCAAGAAAAATTTACAAATACAGAAATTCATTCATCGTTAATTTTTGGTGTAATGGGAAACCAGATTATTTATCCTGAAAACAATCCTTATCCACGTAATACATTTTCATGCGCACATGGAAAGCAAGCAGTATCTGTGTTTCATACAAATTATTTGATGAGAATTGATAAAAGTGGGCTAGTGTTAAATTATGGACATGTACCTTTAATTAAATCGAGATATTTGGATATCATTAACAATGAAGAACAGCCATATGGTAATAATGTTATATGTGCAATCATGTCGTATAATGGTTATAATGTAGAAGATGCTATTTTAATAAATGAAGGGTCTATAGACAGAGGGTTATTCAATACGACTTATTACACTTCTTATGAAGCTCATGAAGAAAAAGCCAATGTAGGAGATAGTAAAATAAACACTCGTTTTACTAGCATACAAGATAAAACAGTTTTACGGACAAAACCCGATTTTTTTTATGATGAATTGGACGAGAATGGTCTAATAAAAGAAAATACACTGTTGAATGATAAAATCGTTTTAATTGGAAAGGTCCAGGAACGTGATGGTACAAATGAATTATATGATGCTTCTGTTTTTAGCAAAAGAGGTCAATTAGGAGTTGTTGATAAATCATTTATCACTGAATCGGAAGAAGGAACGAGAATTGCCAAAATACGTATTCGGGAAGAAAGAATTCCTAATATTGGAGATAAAATGGCAAGTCGAGCTGGACAAAAAGGTACTATTGGAATGATTATCAAAGAATGTGATATGCCTTTTGCGGAAGATGGTACCAAGCCAGATTTAATTATTAACCCGCATGCACTGCCTTCCAGAATGACGATTGGACAATTGTTGGAATCGTTGTTTGGAAAAGTTTGTGTAAATCAGGGTTGTTTTGGTGATGCAACCGCGTTTGATATGAAAGGTCCAAATTTAGATTATTATGGAGATTGTCTAATAAAATATGGATATCATTCATCTGGCAATCAAGTTCTGTACAATGGTTTTACGGGCGAACAAATTAAAAGCGATATTTTTATTGGTCCAACATATTATTCGAGATTGAAACATATGGTAAAAGATAAGATTAATTATCGCGCACTTGGACCAAAGACGTCGATGACTCGTCAATCTGTACAAGGCAGGGCAAATGATGGAGGCTTGAGAATTGGAGAGATGGAGCGCGATTGTGTCTTGGCGCACGGTGCAATGATATTCTTGAATGATTCATTTTTAAAAAGAGGAGACGAATACTTTATGGCGGTGTGTAATCATTCTGGGATGGTGGCAATTTACAATAAATCTCAAAATATATTTTTGAGTCCTTATATTGATGGTCCTATTAAATTTAATGAAGAAAATGGCGAAGATAGACTTGAATATATTTCTCGGTTTGGTAGGTCATTTAGTATTTTACGGATTCCGTATGCACTCAAATTATTAATTTACGAATTGCAAACAATGAATGTTCAAATGCGTATCATCACAGAAGAAAATATTGACCAGATTGAACACATGAATTTTTCAAACAATGTATTAAAATTACAAAACAACTATGACGCGACTACGGATAACTTAAATAAACACATTACAGATTATATCGAAGATATTTCTAAAATAAAAGGTAAATATAAAAACCCCTATGTAAGGGTTTATGATGAACCTCAGCGATTAAGATGGGGTGGAGTTAATTTTTCTGAAGGAATTTAAATTAAAAATTGAATTTAAAAATAATAAACTATTACATTAAAAATGGCGCAGAGTATCAAGACAAATCAATATTACAACGCAAGGGTTGTACTATTGGAACAATTGAAAAAACAGGGGTATGACGTGAGCCAATATGAATCATTTGGAATTAATGAAGTTCATAGCATGATACAGACATCTACACTAGACATGTTCCTGGAAAGCGATAAACGAAAAGTATATGTCCATTATTTTATGGGAAAATCATTCAAACTCAAGGAAATTCGTGAGACTATTGATGAGTTGTTAGCTGGACAATTAACTAAAAATGATACTGTTATTTTCGTTACACCTGAAGATGGCAACGACACAATCAAGGAAAATGCAAAACAAATCTGGGAAGAAGAGAATATTTTCGTTATTTTATTGTGTATAAAAAAATTGCAGTTCAATGTATTAGAACATAGTTTAGTTCCTCTTCATGAAATTATCACTACTAAAGATGTCGAGGAAATTATGGAAAAATATAAAATGAAAGATATAGCATTGTTTCCCGAAATTTCGCGGTTTGATGCCGTTGCTCTAAGTATTGGAATGCGACCAGGTGAAATTTGTAGAATTTCTCGCCCTAGTAAAACGTCCATTGTTTCTTATTATTATCGTTTATGTGTAAATAAATAATTTGATAATATATGTCAAGTTATACGATTTGTAATAATGTTGTTTCACAAACACAATTAGATGCATATCAGACAAATATAGATAAAATTATTGCAGGGGTTACGGCATCAGACGGTATGATTGATATAAATATTATTATTGAAGAGGCTATAAAACAATTAAAATCGACTGATAAAAGCATGGCGGATGCTCGTAAAATTGTGAATGATTGTATAAATAATTATAAACAAAAAATGAATCAACCTGAAACGAATTATGATGATAAAAATACGACATATATAATGCTTGAAAATTCGCTATTGGTTCATCAAGAAATTATTTATAGAAGAATTCAAATGATTGTTTATATTTGTGGGTTAATTTACTTTTTCTATTTATATAAAGTTAAGTAGCAATAAAAAAATGTTTGAATAATACATGCTGTCATTTTCTAAAATACCTTTGACGAAAGAAATGAAAGAGTATCTAAAAATAGTAAATGACAAATACATGGAAAAATGCCTGAAACAAAAAAAAGTTATATTATATGAATCGATTAAACGAATTGATAAATGAATATAATTATTTTTTTGACCTTTCAAAAAGCGTACAACCGATTGACGTTACCTCTATTCCAAATCACACTTTTTCAAACTCTGCGACGGCAACTCCATCTCATGTTAATTCTGTGGAAGAATGCATAAATAGTTTAAAAAACAATGAATTATATATAGGAGGTACTTACTATAAAACGGACAATAATAATTGTTTTTTGTATGATAAAAGTACGAACCCAAAATTAGTTAGTGGCGATGGAATTGCAATATTGCGAACAACTCAGTATTATAATGATAAAATGACCGAAGTTTTTGACAAGATAAAAGAGTTTTTGTTAAATAGCAGCGAGGCATTTACTTTGATGGACTATAATAATACTGACAATGGGTTGAACGATGCAGAATCCATGTATAAATTTCTCAATAATAAACACAACATTTCTTCCATTACTTTACAAAATAGTAGTGTTATGTTTATGATGTGGTTATTTATTTTTTTATTTATACTATCAATCATTTTTCGTATGTTTGAAAATATGATTTTAAAATCTGTCTCTATTGTTAGTTTTGTCGCTTCCATAATAGTTTTATTAAATATATTCAAGTTAGTAAATTCATTTTTATTTTCAATAACATTACTTTCACTCTTTTCTACCATTGTCCTAGTTTTATTTTTTAAAAAAATGTATATTCCATCCTTTTCTTTTTTAGTATTCGGAGCAATTGGGTGTAATTTTTATATCAATTATAAAGTATTATAATATATTATTAAATTAAATGAGTTCTATAGGTTTATATGAAGACGAATTGAGTAGAACAAATAAAAATATTGACGATGCTTTAAATGGTGATGGAAAATATTTAGGGAAAAATGTTCGGAGTAATATAACAGGAGAAGTTTATCATATCAGCGATAAAGGTGCAATGAAGTACTTTCAAAGTCCATATATTTTGTCGAGTACTATGGGGAAAAATGGATGTCCGGCCGAATATATTAACATTAATCAAGATTTAAAATCTGATTATTTTCTAAAGGAAAACCCATTACTTTTTGCAGGAGCACCAATGGTTGTCACTGGAGAAAATCAGGGGCAATCATGTGGCGCAGGAATCAATGTTTTTGCCGACCAGATGCCAGATTTGGAGACAAAGTCGGCTGGATGTTTCACATCAAATGAAGGAGTTTTAATTGGAAGTGGGAAAACATTTGACCAATGCAAAACAATGGCTGCAAATGAAGGGTACCCGATGTTTTCATTAAACACGACAGAAAATGACAATGGAACATTATATTATGGAAACAATGGAACTGTTACCGGTGACGTATATTGTCAGGGTGGTTGGGGAAATGAAAATTACGATATTCAAAAAAATATGGATTGTCTTTACGGAATAGATAGTCGGGGTAACAAAATATCATGTTCGACTGGTGGAGTATTAATGGAAAATAATGGGTTTTATTGCGTTCCAAGAAATAATGAGGCGAAACCAACTCTTGCTGGTAACTGTTATGGTTTTAAAAATACTGATAACAGTCAATATTACACAGATACACCATATACATTAGTAACATTACAATTACCTTTGGACAGTTGCACTTATGTGAATGAAGAATGGCGACATAATATTTCGGGAATTAAAGCATTAACTATTTCGTCAAATGGGACCTATTTACTAATTAATCAAGAAGGCAATACACTGATTTCATGGAAATCTCCTTTGGCTGATTCAGTGTGTTCTTATGGAGGAGGCGTAAATCTTTCTACATTGACTGCAACCTATGGTGGAAATTGTGCTTCACAGTGCAGTGTGGTTCCTGGAAATTATACAAACAACGTTATTAGTTTAATAAATGAAAATAACACAAATACTGACCAATCAAGAGACAATTACGATAATTTAAAAAGTCCTTCTTTTTATGTTGGAACAGAATGGAAGGAATATTACGGTCCGAATAATCCAAATAATAAAATAGGTCCGGCTTATGGTACTGAAAACGACCCTTGTTACGGTTGTTCCAAAGATTTTGTAGTATCCTATCAATGTGGCAGTGTTTCTGACCCAGTGACAACAAATATTGCCGCTAGCGCCGATGGTGCATTTGTTAATTTAGGAGGATGTGGAAATAATTTTACGAGTTGTATCACAGCCATTGGTATTTCTGACGATGGAGATGTGAAAATATTAAGAGATATTTATGGAGACCCACAAGAATTGTTCTCCGTTAGTGGTACTTATAAAGGAAAGTTAGTTTCTCTTCCGTATGTGCTCGCTTTTCCAGTATGGGTAGCAATGAAAAATAAAATTATTATAACGTTTAATGGTAAAAAATATAGTATGATTTATGGGCCAGGAGAGATAAAAAAAGACGAGTTTATTGTTTCGCCTACAGCAACCTGTTTTTTTCAAGTTACAGATTCGCTTCCAATCATCGGGTTTTATACCGAAAATTTAACGTGTAATTCCATAAATGGGAATTTTACCGGAATCGAAACAACAGATTTCACCCCGTCACAAGAAAGTTTAGACACACAATGGTGTGTAAATACTAGAAACACATACGGAATTATACCTTACAAAACATGGGGAACATTGTCTGACAAAGATATGCAAAATAAATGGAACAATATAAATTGCAATGTACTATCAGAATCTACCTTGCCTCCACCAAAATCTTCTTTATTTGCCATTAATCAATTTACAAATCCCCTATTTATTAATAATTACGGGAAACAAGGGTATGTGGATGATGAAATGGTATTGCATGAATATTCAAAAGAGTTGATGCCATCCTTTAATGAGACATCAAATTCTACCATTGTGGATGGAACTATCTTAAAATCATTTGATTATACAACCGATGAACAATGCAAAGTAGAATGTATAAAAAACGATTGTAATTGGATTTCCATAAATGATTCTAGCTGCACATTGTATTCAGACCAAAGTGGAATAAATCCATTGGATAATGGAAAAGTATTTGAAAAAATAAAACCAGCAGAATCGCTCTCGGAATCCTGTCCTTTTCAAGATGCAAAAAGTATATCCACATCTACATGGGAACATTATGTGAAAAGCGAGACACCAATGACATCCCAAACAAGCTGCAAAAAAGACAATGATAATTATTTGAGTAAAGAAATTATTCGTTCGAATACTTTATATTCAAATATAAATAACGAGTTGGTAAATCAAAATGAAGAAACGAACAATTATCTGAAAAGTCATCAAAAAAATATGAATGATGTTATTTCGAATGTAAAAAATATAAGAATTATGCAAGACAAACTTGATACGGTAGAAGGGTTTAGCGATTTTTCGGCAATGCAGTTTTTTGATAAAATGCATACGACAACTACAAAAATGTACGATGAAACATTGGAAATAAAATCATATAATAAAAATCAAATGCTTTTATGGACGTTTATAACTTTTATTTTAATAGGAATGAATTATTTACTCATTTTTACAATGGACCCACCTCAAAAAGTAAATATTATATGGTTAGTTGTAATAAGTATATTATTATTTATTGGGGGAATTTATCCATTATATACAATTCCATAATTGTCTAACTTTAAATATAATAATACAATATGGGAGATTTGAAAAATGCATTAACTAGTTTATCAACGAATATTGAAGAGATACAGAATATATTGAAGGAAGATAATTTAACAAAAGAAGAACAAGCCACTTTTACAAGATTACTCTATAGTGCAAGAAATGCCTTTGGAGATTTTGCTCGTTTTTCATATGGCGCTAATAGCGCAGTAGAGGCTTCTGCACTGTCTGCAAGTGAAAACGGCAATGCACTCACGACATTAAATAATATCATCGATGAAATTACGCGAGAAAAACAAACAACCCTAGATAAAATAAGTGTATTAAATTCAACTGCATTAAAAAAGGTACAATTTAATTCTTATTTTGCGCAAATGAATTATTACAATGTTGTTATTATGAAAATACTCGTTTTTTCATCTCTTCTGATGATGTTAAATATATTTTTATATATCAAAAAATATACATCTGATAATGTATATACGATAATTAGTGTAATAATAATTAGTGCAACACTTATTATATTAATCAATATGATTTATTCAGAATATCAAAGGACTAATTACAATTTTAATAGATTTAGTTGGCCTAAGCCGACCTGAAAAATTAATCTTTATTAATATAAATGACATGCCCGACACCATCTGAAAGTGAAATACAAGCACTTATTAGCCAAGTAAATACACTTTTAGCAAATGTTACCGAAACACAGGCGTGCGACAGCGAATGTCAAAAACAAACAATTTTGGATAATTTAAAAACAAATTTGGAAAAATCCACAGACAATTACACGTCATGTGAAGCAAAGTACAAGGGTGATGAAAAAGCTTATATAGTACAAAAATATGGAATTTCGTACTATAATGAACAAGAGAATAAAAAAAAAAATGAAGTCTTACAAAGTCAAAAGCAAGTTTTGCTTGATTCTTTTATGAGAAAAATTGCCGAAACAAATACTAATTTTGATATTTTAGAGAATGATGTAAATCATTTAAAATTAATACAAAACATGTATGCTAATACAGGAGTAAATAAATCACTGAATGATATATTTGGAATAGTCGTTTCTCCATTTGAAGGATTTCGCACATTAGAGACATTAAATAAAGAAATAACATTTTCATTTCAGAAAAATGAGACGGGCAAATTCATAAATATGTTTTTCTATATTATTTTTTATATTTTAGCAATTTTTATAATTATCTACATGATTATCTATAAAAGATTTGAATTAAGGTATATTATTCCGGCAGGTATTATAATACTCATATTACCTTTATTCAATATGGTTAATTTTATAATACTTTTATACTCAACCTTAAAAACTCTCTTCTAAACTATCAACATCATCCTGTTTCAAGGAGCGTATTTTCACATTCTTCCATCCTGGTTTAGAACCAGACTTTGTAAATTTACTCGTCATAGCTATTTTTAAATCACCATTTTTCGGCATTTTAGTACCACTATGATTTTCCTGGAACCACGCTTTAAATTCTTCCCATAAATTTTGCGGCCCAATTCTAGCTCCATGTTCTTCTATAATCATTTCATTAATAAATTTCGCGACATGGTCTTGATTCTCTCTATATTCAGTAGATTCCTTCATAACTTCCTCACAATCATCCACTTGTCCTTCCGTCTGGAATACTTTATGTACTAACATACTAATAAATATAGGTGCCCATATTTTTAATTTATCTTTTACATTTTTATTTTTTTTGAATAAAAATGGAATCCCCGTATATCTACTATCGGTTATATTATCGACAAATTTTGCATGATGCCGAATACTTTTTATTCTACGCCATGTACCATCATCTGTCGCTTCTATATCAGGATAATTATTTGTACAAACAACTAACGTAAATTGTGGCGTAAATGTTTCACTTTCTTTAAAAAGTTGCCTAGCAACAATCGTATCACCGCCAGTAAGCTCCTTTAATATACCTTCATTCAACTTCATTCCCTTGCTAGATTCTTGCATAACTGCATATCTCACACCTTTCAATGCAATTAATTCGGAAGTTGTGCCACCCACACTTGAACGTTTTTCAGTAACCATAGAAATGGGCAAAACACCTTTATAATCACCAAACGCATACGACATTAATTCTACGATAGACGATTTTCCATTACTACCGGAACCAATATAGAAACTACACGTTTGATTTATATTTTCACCGATTAAGCAAGAGGCTAGATGGCACCACATATATTCACATAGCTCCGGAATAGGATATAACTGCTCCATATATTCTTTTATTTCTCGTACAATAGTCACAATATTCGGGTCTAAATCTTCCGAGTCTGAATCCATATATTTTCCAATGTCTGCGAAATAGTCTGTATGTGTGCATTTTGTAATATAATCATCCGGTGTTCCTTCGCGAAATATTTTTGCTTTGAAATCTACAATTCCATTTTTAAAACACATCAAATATTTATTCGAATCTGTTTTTCGCATAAATTCGTCGTCGCAAAATATCTCCATTGCTTCTCGGAATATATTGTTTTTATCAGACGTCTTTTTTAATTTTTCACATGTTTTACCCACCTTTTGTATCTTCTTCCTGAGTTTTTCGTGTTGGTCTTGATTTTCATTACTTTCTTGAATTTCAGCAAACAACGAATCCAATTTTGCATTATAAATTTGATGAACTTCCTCCGAAATTTTATTTCGAATACTCATACGCTTATCTTCTTTCCAACGATGATTTTCAAATACATACCATGATTTTGAACCAATATCCGTGCAACAATAAGAACCTCTATTCATAAAATGCAATACCTTTGCAATATCATAGTCTGTAGAATTATTCGTATTCAAGGATTGATTTATATAGTGTTGAAGAGACGAATTTTTCACTTCTAAATATTTTTCAGGCGCATCCTTTTTTGCCCAATAAATAATAGAGTTTTTGGTAAGCCCTCCATCCCTTTTATTAAAATCATTTTTCCATCGTTGCAACAAGTAAGGAATGTCATTGTAGTCAAATGTTGGATTTTTAGACCGCAACATTACCCACGATAGAAATAATCTCTCGTCAGTATGTTTCAACGCAAACGCCACGCGACAATTATTTGAATGCGACCCATCTTCGTAATAAGAAGCAGGCAATATTTGCGTATATTCGTGTGCTTCAATACTACTATAATCAGTCACATCAAATGTTTTAAGCAATGCATTCATGGCTACTTCCAATTGTTCCTTCGTTTTAATGTCGAGAATATCCGGAATCACAACATCTTCCACCACATTAATCTTGAAACAAGTTTTCCTTTTTGGTTTGGTTTTCACGTTTTTTACATCGTTGTAGGCATCCTCTGTCTCTCTATTCATGGGAAACAAAGGATGGTTGTTGTATTGCGCCGATATGAGAGGCGTAATTGCCCGTTCGTCAATTGATTTTGGGTTTAACGAGAATTCCTTGTCAGCACTATCAAACGTCACATCATAATATTGCGTAAGTATATATGGCTGGTGGTCTGGTTTCCGAGAACCATAAACTTGCCAATTTGTTGAACCTTTGCATATAGAATCATCAACCACATTTTCCCATGTATTTGTAATTGGTAACGGTTCGTCATCCCAAATAGTTGGAATTTCCTTTACTATTTTATTCCTTAATAATCCTTGAAAAATATGGTCTGCTTTTATCCCAATAATTATATGCAAACCATCCTTTGTCAATTCTTTCTCAATGCAACGATTCACATCCTTTTTTTCCATAATAAATATGGGAAATGTTTGGTCAGTAAATTCCAACATTGATTTCAATGTGTCAAGATATAACCCGAGGATTATTTCAATATGACTACTGGTATATAATCTTTTATCAACATCCACCGAAAACTTGAAATCAAAATCAATAAGAATCGGACCATCACTGATTTGTTTTTCTGTCAAGTATTCGGGTTTTTTTTCCGTGAAAACTTTCCTGCAATATAATTCATGAAATATATCCTTTTCTTCCTGTGGAATGGTGTAGGACCCTCCGCCCATTTTCAACGTTTTACTACCTATTCTTGTGTGCGTTGGCGTCCCAGATTCGGATACAAATTTATGCTTTGCAAGAAAGTCGTCAAGATTTCTATACTGTGACGCCATTGTGTTTATTATATTATGTTAATATATTTTTATTTCATTTTTTAATTCAATTTTAATTCACATTTAAATTTATGAATTAAATATAACAAAACAAGTAATAAATATGACTGTTTTTATTCCCAAAGATTGCGCAAAACGGTTGATTAAAGATATTAAACAACTTGTCAATGAACCATTGAATGACCATGGTATTTATTACAAACATGACGACGATAACATTCTAAAAGGGTATGCACTCATTGTAGGAGGCGAAGACACTCCTTATTTTGGTGGTTATTATTTTTTTCAGTTTCATTTTACACCAAAGTATCCATATGAACCTCCAGTAGTTGATTATTGTACAAATGACGGCAAAACCAGGTTTAATCCCAACTTTTATATAAACAAAAAGACGTGTTTGTCTGTATTGAATACTTGGAGAGGAGAACAATGGACTTCCTGTCAGTCCATCACGACCATTTTACTATCATTGAGCACTGTATTATGTGCAAATCCATTGTTGAATGAACCACATATTACAAAAAGTCATCGCGATTTTTTGAATTATACATTAAGCATAGAACATGAGAATATTAATGTAGCTATCTGTAAAATAATATCAAAGAAAATTTCAGAGAATTTTTTTGTGTTATTCGAGGAACAGGTGAAGAGTCATTTTCAAAAAAATGTAGATTCTTTGATTGATTATTGTAGTAAAAAGCCACAAGAAAAAACAATACTGCGTGTTGGAATTTATTATATGGAAACTCTGATAAATTATAGTAATTTAGTTGAACAATTAAACAAATTAAAAATTGAATTTAAAACATAGATGTAAAATATATAAAATGAAGTTTTGTAAGGTTTGTGACAACATGTACTATATAAAAGTATCGGATGATGGCAATAATTTAAAATTATATTGCCGAAATTGTCAGGATGTGGAAACAGAAGTAACCAATTTATGTATTCATAGTTCGGAAGAATATATAAACAGTGAAGAAACACACATCAATCGTTTTACAAAGTTGGACCCCACTCTACCGCGAATACAAAAAATGCCATGTCCAAATAAAGAATGCCAAACAAATACATCCTCCGAACCATCAGAGATTATTTTAATACGTTATGATAATACAAACTTGAAATATTTATATTTATGTTCTATTTGCGACCACAGTTGGAAAACAGATATTAAAAATTGATTTAATAATAATAATAATTAAATATAAAAGATGAGTAAAACACCAAGTTACTTTGATGGAGATTCTGACGAGGATACTGTTGTTTCAGAAGAACAATTTGACAGGGTAGAAGATTCTGGCGACGAGTCAATCATGGACGATTTGTCGGAAGACAGCGAAGACGACAAATTCAATTTGGACGAAAACTTTAAAGATGAACAGGTAGAAGATGTTGCAGAAATGCCAAATGAAATAAAAATAGATTCTGACGATGATTTTGATGTGGCCGAGGAAGACCTCAATTATCTACAAAAATTTACTTTGAATATTTCGGAATCTTATTTACAAGATAATCACCCAGAATGTGTCATTCATAATAACATAGAAATTGATGCACTCTCGAGCACAGTCCGTGATGAAGCTGGTATTATTATTGATAAAAATCATAGAACATTGCCCATTTTAACAAAATATGAGCGAACACGCGTCCTAGGAGAGCGTGCGAAACAAATCAATAATGGAGCAAAACCTTATGTGGATATTGTTCCGAGCATTATCGACGGTTATATTATAGCACAAGAAGAATTATATGCAAAAAAGATTCCATTTATCATTCAACGTCCTTTGCCAAATGGCTCAAAAGAGTTTTGGAAATTAACTGATTTGGAAATAATTGAATAATGATATAAATACCTCGCAACCTTATATTTATGAAAATAGCTCTCTGTTTCCTTATTAGTTATAAAAATCAATTGACAAAAGAAAAAATTTGGAAGGAGTGGGTTTATTATAATCGCGATATCATCAATATTTATTTTCATACAAAAAATAGTCGTGTCAATTCGACATGGATTCGAAAACATTGTATTCCAATTTCTTATGTAAAAGAAACGAGTTATTTTCATGTTGTTCCTGCATTAATTTCACTTTTATCATATGCTTTTAAAGATAAAGAAAATAGATGGTTTTGTTTTTTAACTGATTCATGCGTTCCTTTGATTTCTCCAGAAGAGTTCCGAAAACTTTTTTTTTCGCATTACGAACACACAATTTTTCATTGGTACAAACCAAATTGGAATGTTCAATTTCATAAAAGAGCAAATTTGTATAAATTGCCAAATCATTATCAATTAGCGAATGACCCGTGGTTTGTTATGACACGTGTAGATGCCTTTTATTGTTTAACTTTTGCAAAAGATAAAATGTACGAGATGATTGTGGAAGGCATTATCGCAAATGAGAGTATTTTTGCCATTGCTTTATTACATTATCATCGTTTAAAAAATGTCATTAATTGTTCTTCGTCTATATGTGATTGGACACGAATGAGTTCTTCCACCAGCCCTTATCTTTTTATAAAAGATTCGAAAGAAAATATGGATTATATTGCAAAAGCAAAAAAAAATAAATATGCAATGTTTTTGAGAAAAGTGCATGCACAATTCCCCGATTCGACAATTGAAAAAATTATTTATGCAAATACAAAACGCACAAAATATACAGATTCAGAGTTGAATATTTTGTACAGACCTAAAACTTCTTATTGGTGGATTTTTATTATTTTCTTTATATATATAAATGGATTGTTCTCTTCCCGAATACTATGATATATCTCAAAGTATTTTAGAGAGTGAAACAGATAGGGAGGGGATTGTACGAATTGTAAGACCGATGATTGTTCTTCCAAATACAGATGTTTCTCCTGCAAGATTTCCAACAGATAATATTTGTTTTTTTAAATCAACCGGTAATTCAAATGACAAAGGATTTCCTGGTTCGTGGTACCCAACGCCTGGAATAGCTACAAAAGAGATTGACAAAATTTACAAAGATAATAATTTGATTCTGGATGGAAACGAAGCTGGAATACATGTGGGTAAAATAATAAAAGGGTCGGATTTGACAATTGGTCGTCCAAATATGGTGGATATTCGAGAATGGGCTGCTGAATTATTAAGAGATTACTGTAGAACAATTTTTGATGAATTTGATTATGAAAGCATATCGACTTTTCACACACGATGGACTCCGGAAGGTCTTGAGAAATACAAACAAATTTTAGATTTTTTAAACCATATAGTATATATTATCAACTCTTATTTTTTAACAAGTTGGCAGTTCGCTGTAAGTGCTATCATAGGAAATGGAATTTGGGCAACATATCCTTCGTTTCAAACGTTTGTTATCGAGTATGTTGCTCAAGATGAGTTAATTCACAAATATTTATCAACTTTTTCACCAGAAAATGTTAATGCAGAACCAAAAGATGATACTGAAGTAGTCGTGTTTTTAACAAATAAATGTGCTCAAATGACCAAATTATACGACCCTGTAATTGTTAAGAGTACTAGCTATTATCGAAGAAAAATTTCATTTTTCCCACTATCCTATCAACAATCATTGAATACAATTAAAGCGCTTAGCCGTATAAAAAATTATGGGGAACCGGCAATGAAAAAAAGTCGTCAAAATGAAACAGAAACACCTTTTGTACAACCTACACCTTTTGTAGAACCTACACCTTTTGTAGAACCTACACCTTTTGTAAAACCTACACCTTTTGTAGTCAAACCACGAAATATCAAACCACAAAACAAAACACCTGTCAAAAGAAAATATGAGTTAAGGAATAGGACGACAGGTGGTAAAACAAAGCGACGTAAAACTAGATGTAAAACAAAGAGATTTAAAACAAAGAGGTGTAAAACGAGACGCAAGAATCGTAGAAATTAACACCGCCATCTTGCACCACAATTTATACATGAGACAAATGTAGTCATAGGTTCATCTGCCGACCTGGTCTGCAATTGATAGTGAGCCGTTTTATTTTTGTGGCATTTGCGGCAATAGAAGGAGCTCGACGAAGCCTCAATATTCGTCTCGTATTTGGAGGCATCTCTCAACATTTTTCGTTGAATTGACTCGTCCCATTTTTGAGGATTTAGTTCTTGGTGTGTCATAAACGCAATTTGCTGTGACTTTACTTCTTCTGCATTTATTTGTTCAATCATTTCTGGAGTTAGATTAAATATGGTTGTTCTCAATTTATCTATATAGATGACAACGAAGAATTTATTCGACCATTTTTTTATAATTTTGCGATTTTTTGCTTCTCTAATAGTCCAATTGAAAATTCCTTTTTCGAAATTTGTCGCAAAGGGCTCATGAATACCCTTTTCGACAAATGTGGAGACGATATTTTTACGAAATACAAGAGGTTCTGAGATATTCATTTTAGTACTTCATTGTTATATATTTAAATTCAATTTTATCTCTTTTTTGTGTTTATGTATAAAACAGTTGCTAAAATTGCACCCAATATCTCGACAACTATGTAGGGAAGAAGTTTAGAATATGGGAGCGACTTAGCCATACAAGCACCAATTGTTACAGCCGGATTAAAGCAACCACCCGACGATTTTCCTCCTAAAAACACTGCGATTCCTAAAGCAAGACCAATAAGAATCCAATTACCTTTAGAGTAAAGAATGACCGCCATGAGAAAAAAAGTTCCTAGAAATTCAACAATATATGGATGCATATTTTTAGAAAATATTAAAAAAAGGAACTTTGTGTAAAAGCGTTTGATGAAGTAAATTGACGATTGTAAATAGAACTACATTTTTTAGGTGGCACGCAACCACTTGAACGTATTCTTTTTTTTGTAGAAGCAACAAAACTTTTATCATAAGAACGATTTGTATAATATGCTTCATTTGGAAGTCCTTCTTTTAAACTTGATTTTCCTATATTTGCCGCTTTTTTAATGTTTGCATTTTCACTGCATGACACGGGAGGAATATAATTTTTGCTATTTACATTGAATCTTTTTCCTTTACTAAACATGCCATTTGTATATCTATTCGCTGGAGATTTTAGATAACATGTTCCGGCGCATGTTTCTGGTCGCACGGCCATCTGCCTTGCAAATGGCGTGTTCAATGGACTAAATACTCTTTTATAAATTTGTCTAGAGGAAGAATAGTCATTTCCTGTGTCCATGATAGAAAAAGAAGATGGCGTGGGATGTTTTCCATTTAAATTACCATTATTTAGATTACTAACAATTGATGGATATTGTTGAGAATCATAGGGTCCATAATTGGGCGAACTGACATAATTTGACGTATTTGAAATAATATAGTTACGATATCCAAACATACTATTTAACGATATAATTTAATTCGACTTATTCGTACTCATAAAAATTACTAAACCAATGACAAAAAGTATCAATGGTGAAAATAATAAAATCCATGATAGTGTTAAACTCTTTTTACAAACATAGTTCAATAACATTGTCCATAAAACGATAAAAATCGTCGGCCAAATCATAGAAGTGGTATTTTTTTGATAGAGGGACCAAACTAGTCCGACGCCAGCCAAAACTAAATAAATGAGAGCGGGAGGGCACAACATATATTATATTTTTATTTTTATTTTGCGAATCTGAAGATGAAATTAGCCAGATTTCAAATGTTTAAAACCGTCTTATCGCCTTTATTGCTTGAAAAGATGCGTTATTTTGGTCACCTCCAAATGATAAATCATTGTAATTTTTAGCGGATGCATTCTGTTTTAAAAATCGTGTATAATCAGAACTATCATAAACATATTTCACATTGCACGCAGAAGGAGGAACCAATGACATGTCGCAAGTATCCTTAATGGCTCCTATACTATTTTTAATCGAAGCAATTCCTGGACGTGATTGAGGTGTTTGGCATGAACCCCCGCAACTATAATTCAAACGTGAAAAAACATCTCCTGCATTCATTACCTTACGAAAAGGAGTACATGCATAATTCCCTCCGGTTGGTTCCCCAACTACATTTCGTAAAACAGGAGTATTATTCCAAACTTCTTTTACTAAAACACGCGTCGTCTCAAATTCAGATTCATTTAATTTATCAATGGTAGGCATTGCCATTAATCCTCTTATCCCACCACCCAAACTTCGGCTAAGAGGACGAATCGGAATACCAACCCCTTTAATTCCATAAAGCAATGTTCCAAAGGTAGATTGGTCATACGGCATTCTATATAAAGAGAAAATATTTTATTATATTGCATTTTCTATATCTTTGGTAAAAATCAATGTAAAAACGAGAAGGAATACCTTCAGACAATCATTTTTATCAACTTTTTGAATCTTTTCTTCTTTTGTATCGTATATGTCACGCGTAAAAATTAATATCGCACTCGCGAAAAAACAAGCAATATAAAAGTATTCGATAATATAATCATGATATGTTTGAAATGTTAGTATTTCGCGTGTAAAATCGCTAGAATAATAATTTATTACATCTTTCACTAGAAAGACTTTTAAGCTTTGGAAAGCCAACAAGGTTCTGAGAGGAATCATTCTTGATTATTATGATATCTCAAAAACAGTTCAATTTATTTTTCTGTGATAAATCTCGGAACAACATTCATTGTAATTAATTCTTGTGTCAACAATTTACACGAATAAGGTATTTCAACCCGTGAAAATTCTGTACGATTCTCACAAGTTTTACATAAATGTATATTGTATTCATCGTTATATGATGCAACCAATCCACACAAATTACAAGTATGCATGTCATATTTATCAGAAACATCATACATTCTTTCTTTTGTAAAACGAGCAATGCCATGTGAAATAGAACAATCTCTTTCCATTTCTCCAAATCGCAGCCCACCATCACGACTTCGTCCTTCAGCTGGCTGACGAGTTAAATTTACCATTGGACCAATAGAACGAGAATGAATCTTGTCATCTACCATATGTTTCAATCTCTGATAAAATACAGGACCCATAAAGATATCTGCTTTGATTTGTTCTCCTGTGTTTCCATCATACAAGACATCATTTCCGTTCTTTTCATAACCATGCGACAATAACTTTTCCGAAATATCATTCACGTGTAAATCGCCAAAGCTCGTGCCATCTCCAAAGAGTCCCAACTCAACTAATAATTTTCCGAGCAACATTTCTTTCAATTGTCCAATCGTCATTCTCGAAGGTATCGCATGAGGGTTGATAATAATATCTGGGCGAATCCCATCTGCCGTGAAAGGCATGTCTGATTCGGGGATAACATTTCCAATTGTACCCTTTTGCCCATGGCGACTAGAAAATTTATCACCAATAGTAGGAGTTCGTATCGTTCTCAGACGAACCTTTGCAATCGTATAACCATCTCCATTTTTTGTCAGATGATTTTTATCAATATATGTTTCGCCGCTTTTGCGATACACTCGGCTACAATCTTCATACTTGATTACCTTAGTGACATCAGACTTGTTGCCTTTAATAGGTATAACTTTTGCGATAATAATATCACGATTTTGAATAAATGTATTTTCTGGAACGAGGCCATTCTGCTGAATCTTGTCGTAATTTGCAAATCTTATTGATTTTGTTTTCTTGATATCTGGTTTGCATCTCAGTTCTTCTTCGCCATTTATCTTCTGCTTATCTTCGTCTTTTTCTGTATTATAGACAGTTGCTTGAAACAACCCCCTATCAATAGAACCCTTATTGACAAGCAATGAATCTTCTTGATTATATCCCGAATGACTCATGATGGCAACTGTTATATTTGCTCCAGCGGGTATCTCGTGCAATTTCAACAAATTCATCAATCTTGTATCTGTCAATGGTCTTGCAGGATATGACAAAATGTACGATGTTTTATCCATTCTTTCTGCATAATTTTTGGCATAAATTCCGATGGCTTGTTTTCCCATGGCACACTGATATGTATTTCTGGGTGATTGATTATGTTCGGGAAATGGAATACAGGACGCGAGAACTCCGAATAAAGTGCTTGGATGGATTTCGCAATGCGTGTATTGAGCATTCCCCAACTCTTTTGGGTCTAGCGCTATCAGACTATTGTTTTGTTCGCTTGCGTCAATGTATTCCAATACAGCAGAATCGATATAAATATCTGTGAATAAATCTATCCAGGTTATAACTTTATCCTTGAGTTTCTGTATGATTTCCGCGGTGAGTAGTGTTTTGTTATTTTTTACGACAAGTAGAGGTCGCAATAATCGTCCTGCGTCATTGCAGATAACAATTTCCTCTTTTTGATAATTAAACACTATAGATGTATATATGTTTATTATACCCTTGCGTTTCAATTCCTTTAATTTTAAAAACAGTTCATATGGGTCAATGCTTGGAATTCCAACCCAAGCTCCATTGATAAACACCTTACTTGTTTCTGTCAAAGGTAATGTCACCGATTCAATTGGTATTATGAATTGTGAAACAATATCGACGATAGGTTCCGTTGATGAATAAATAGAAACATGAGTCATAAAACTAAGATTTTTGACTACACCAACAGAAAGCCCTTCGGGGGTTTCGGCCGGACATAAAAACCCCCACGACGTGTTATTCAACAGTCTCGGGGGAACCATTTTACCACTTTTGTCAAGAGGCGTGGATACTCTCCGCATATGACTAATGGTTGCAACATATGATAACCTATTTACCACTTGTGCCACACCTACTTTATTGCTACTAGAATGTTTGAGCCCAAAATCTCCTGTAGAAAGAGCTCGTTTTATTCCATTTTCTATGGTGGATGACTTTACGATTTTATATATATTTGTTTGATTTACAATATTCATGTAATCGTCGGTTGATTTCCATGAACCTGTATTTATTTCGCGGATAATTTGTTTTTCTGCATCTTTTAGTGTTTTATTAAAATAATTTCGGAACAAGTTATTTATGAGAGTTCCCACACAATCAACACGTTTATTCAAGTACGAATCCCTATCGTCTTCATTGTTTTGAACGATTGCGCAAATAATAGTTTTCGTCATGTACCCAAGGAAAAAGCATTTTTTTTCATCAGTGTTGCAATGCGGAAAAAGGTCATTTGCTAATACATCCATCACAAAGTCTCGTTTTTTCTCTTGACCAGTTTCTTTATCCATATTGATTGGAGAATACATGACATGATTTGATAAATATACAATAGCATCTTCTCTCGTCAAACAAGAGTTTGCTTCTATTATCGAACCCTGTAATATATTTATCATTTTATTATCAATATCGAGTAATATTTTCTCGCAAATTTGTTTATCGCTTATGACACCAAGGGCTCTAAAAACGATAAACAAGGGTACTGGTTGTTTTATCCTGGGTATTTGAATATGCAACGTTTTCCCACCTCCACTGTCTTTACTAGAATACATAAGATTGATTTGTTTCGTGGAAATGCACTTGTGAGAAGGCGACGATTTCAATTCTGCCACCCAAGAATACTTTGTATTATTTTTACTAACATTAAAACAATATATTTTATTTTCGGCAGCACGTTCTTGTGCCAAAACCGTTTTTTCAGAACCGTTAATGATAAAATAACCACCCGTATCGTACTGACACTCTCCGATTTTTGTTTTTTCCAAAATACTATATTGTTTTAAAACACATAAACTTGACCCCACCATTATGGGCAACTTGCCAATATGAACATTCGGCATTTTTTTATATAATATGGTTTCTATATCCAGATTCTCGCCCGTGAAAATTTTGAATGTCACATTGATATCAATCGACATTGTAGATGAGTATGTAAAATTCCGAAGCCTTGCCTCCGATGGAAACATTACCTTTATTGCTCCATTATTTTCATTAATTTGAGGTTGCGCAATCCTGAAGTTGTCGAAGGATAAATAAATATATAAACTGTGCTTTTTACATTTAGGGTTGTAGTCTTGTTCCGATGAAATTTTGAGATTGTTAAACATCTCAATGGTCTTGTAAATTTGAACATTCGTGAAATTGTTGTAAGACTCCAACTGATGCTTCACCAACTTTTCAAGATATTCTTCATCAAAATAAGAACCCAATAAATCCCAAGCATTTTGGTTTTCGCTGTATGATTTATCAAATTCGTTCATTTTATACATTAGACAACTTAATAGTTATAAATCAATTTATTTTTATATTATTATCCTATATAAAATAAATAACGCTAATAAATTTATGATAACAAAAAATAGAGTATCAATTGTATTGACTTGATTTAAATACATGGTAGTAAAACCACTTTTTCCAAATCCAACTGATGATAGTCCCGACGCAAGACCAGAAGTCAGGGAAGAAGTTGAAACGGGCGAGTCTGAAGTATAAGTGGGTGTGATAATATTACTATTACAAGCATTTTTTACAATATCTGAATCATTCACATTGCTTGAATTTATAAAAGCACCTGCACATTTTTCAGTACCATCATCACCCGTTACTTTTAATGTGACACATTTGCATTTTGTACCACCTATTCCAGACATTACACTCACCATCTTACCAGGTATTTTTGCCAGATTTTCCACATTTGTCAATACACCTGGTAAAAGACCATTGCTAGTCGTATTTACATAAATATATTCATAAACAGAATCCCCTGCTTTGGACGTAGGATTGCAATAAGTATTTTCATCTCCTATTAAAGAACATTTGTTGTTTGTATTAAAAAAAAACTTTTTTCCGAAATTATATGTTCCATCATTTGTGACAGTGCTACTATCTGATTTGCATCCTCCGGTAATGGCACACAAATAACTGGCGAGACCTGCAAAATCTCTCCTTAGAGTGGTATCAGATGTTCCTTCACCAGAAATATTAGCTTGTTCTGGTGTTAAAATTTCGGTACCCCTTGAACTTCCTGCATATTCTGGTATATATTGTGGTGCAGACATATTATTTTCAAATACTTTAATTTATTTAAATAGCAGTTAAAGCATCGTCCATATTATCGATTAAATCATTGTATGTTTCTTCTGATTGATTTGCTAATTCTGCCTGCTCATCTGTTAATTCTACATTTTCAGTTGGAACCGGGGTCTTTTTTAATTCTTCCTTTATTTGCGCAACATCCATTTTTAGATTAGCAAGAGTATCGATAATACATTCATCAAATCCTTCAATCAAAGGAGGAATAAACAAAAGTAAAATAAGGACGACTATACAAAAACATATAATTTTAATATATTTTTTCATATAGTTATATTATATAATGTCTTCAGCTTTTTATCCACAAGGAATGGTAGGTTATAATAATCGTTTAAAACAAGGTGGATATAAAACATGGAAGGGCACAGGATTCTTTAGCAATCCTATAGGAATTACATGGGGAAATATTCGTCCCTATACAAACAGAGATTTGACAAATAATGTAGTTTATAAATCTGGCCAAACGAGACCATTGAAACAATACCGAAAGGGTATATCTGTATTTCAAACACTCCCAGGCGAGTATCAAGAGAACCGTGAAGTAAAAAGTAGTACTCGGGGAAATTTAGTATCACAATTGATGGATATGCCTGGATGTGTAAATATATTACAAAACAAAGTGGGTGAAAAAAACAATATTGAAAAAACCAATCAATTGTGTGAAACCTTTCGGGGGGTTGCAACCGTTTCCAATATTTATCCAAATGTAAATTATTATCAAAAACCTCCGGTTATTATGCAAAATGGAAATCAACCAATCATGGTAAAAGGAGATGAACCCTTTTGCTGCAATCAACAAAAAAACGCATTACGATTAGTCCGTTCTTCCACTAACTTGAAACAAAATTATTATACAACAACGTATCAATATCTTCAAAACAGATGTCAAACATTCGAACAAAGAAGTTTCAACTTTGTTGTTCCTTGCGATTATCTTTCTGAATTATGCAAACCAGGCGACCCACTATCTATTGACAATTTTTATGTGGCAAATTGTTTACCCAATTCTGTCATAAAAGAAGGCGTCGAATTAAATATAATAGATTATATTTCTAATTTTTTAATTGGTTATGACCCATCTTTTTCGTCCATTGTTCTCCATTTAAAAACATTGTCTTTTAATGATTTCTTGAAAGAATTGTACGCTGAATTAGATAAAAGAGGCGACAAAGAAATGATAGCCTTTGTCACAAAGGTAACAAATCAAAACTATCAAAATTTGGCGGGACCAGGAAAAAATTGCGGAAAAGTTATTTACAAACCTAGTAATGCACAATTTGCAACTCAAGGCGCGGTTTCTGCAAGCAATTATATTTTGAAAAAGGATGTTGTTGCTCTTGAAACATACGATTACAATACATACAATGAACCTTATAAAAGTTTAAATTGTAATAATTGTGGAACACAAAATGTCTCGAACCTTTACAAAACAAAGCCTTCCAATTGTTTGAAAAATGGTGTATGTAATAGTATTACGAATATCAAAACATACGGAAATAGACGAAGTAAATATGCATACATGGTTCCTGAATTAATTGACCCGATTTACACTCCAAAACTTGCTCAAATTACGTCGCGATAAATTGTTCAATCATCGGGAAAATTTCTTTTATGACATTAGCACATGCAATTGCCACATCCCGATGCTCTTTTTGAGTTTCCTTACCTGTCCGAAGTTGGATATAATGTATCCATGAACGAAGTGTTCCGTTTATATACATTTTTGATAAAGTCATTCCTTCTGGTAAAACAGACCTTGCTTGTTCCTTTGCAATTCCATTTTCAATCGCCCATGTATATGTTTGTTCAATTAATTTAGAAACGTCAGATTGTTTATCCTGCCATAATTGTTCTAATTCTGCGTCATTTGATTCTATGCTATTTTGTCGGTTTTTTTTATCTTGCAACCTGGCGGGTTTGTACTGAAACTCCAAGCTTGCTTCGGCATATCTTTGTGAAAATTCTTGAAATGAAAAAGAACGATGTCGCAATATTTGACGAGCAATATCTCGCGTTGTTTCAACCTCCAGACAAATGGAAGCCATCTCAAAAGGAGACCAGTGTTGATGTTGTATCAAATAATTTATTAATCGTGAGTTTGTCTCTGTATTATGTTGATTTGTTGGATTTGAAACTCTCGCACAATAACATACCATTTCTTCCAAAGATTTTTCTTTATCTTGTGAATAACTAACAAGCTTCATTAAATGAAAATATAAATTATGTTTAAATTAAAAAAGGTATTGGTCAAATGACCTCACTTTTAAGTTAAATTACAATTACATTCAAAACAAACATCCAAACAATACATCATCCAAACAATACATAAGTTATGCGCGTGGTAACACTACGCAATCCATGTTTTGTTCTCTAGTAACATCATAAGTAGCCTCCCATTTTTCCGGCGTGAGCTCAATTGATTCAAAGCTAGGCAGAACGTCATTCTCCTGATACATGACTCTTACGCTATAAATTATCTTATTTAATTTTTCATTGGTCTCACCCAGAAAAGGGATGGCAGAAGCGGCTTGTGGGAACAGCAGCCTTTGTTGTCCTTCTACAAGCACATGAAACATTTCCGTGTCGTCGCATACATACATTTTGAAAATAACAAAATGTCCGTCAAAATCAATGTCTATGCATCCAGGGGATTTATTCCATACTAGTCCTTCGGCTGAAAACTTGTCTAGTTGTCCAACGAGGTCTCCTATTTTCCGAACAACATCACGGCGCATTATTCTGTCCTCGCTACGCGGTATCTTTATTCCAGCTACGTGTCGGTCTCCCATCTGAAGTCTCCATGCAATTTCTCGTTCGGTCGTGATAAGGGCTCCATACGTCGGATATGCGCCATAAAAACGTATCCATTCATTCGTCTGTCTCTTGAGAGGAGCCGGAAAATTTTCTGCGAGTTCTGCTTCTTCTTGCTGTATAAATACAGGATGTTCCAAAAAGTCAATGTCGATAGAGGCGAAGGTTGCGTTACTTTGTGAGAACATCTTTTGTATTTGTACAAATTATTATTTTGAAAATAAATTTCAATTTTTTTGATGGTCGGACTAATATTCTAAATTTTTATAAAATCCTAATAATTCATAATGTATTTTTGCATCCAAATCAGTATATGATAGATTTAAATGTTTTATTTTATAGTTATCACAATCAAAATTTTCTGGGATATTTGTAAATAAATCATCTGTTATTTTTTCTAAAAATAAATCGGTCTCCATTGATTTTTCTGTCCATTTTTAATGTACTCTTCTTTTTCGGATTCATTATTATATCTAATAAATGTCGGGTATATTTGTATTTGCTTAAGATATTCACGAGGAACTAAATAATTGTTCTTAAATTCTTTGTATAATTTTGCATAGAATTTATTTTCGGAAATATTATCATTATGAAGTGTTATAGGTTTTTCTAATATTTCAGATAATATTTTATCCCACAAGTGAATAGATTCAAATCTTATTTTTACAAAAATAAATTCTTTCCCATTTTCAATGATTGTTCTTTTAATATAATTTTTATCAAAATCAAATCCTTTTTTAAAAACTGGGATAATTGAATCTAATGGATGGTAATCCTCAAAATTAATAAAGTATTTATTATAATAATAAATTAACATATCAATATTAATACTTTCTAAAGGTTTTGATATATAATGATTTATATTCTCAAAAAATCCACTTACATGTCTTTCAATTGGTGTTCTATACGAATCAAATACATATATCTTTTTCTTTGTTTGTATTCTAAATAATTCATTTATAGATTTAATATTTTCATTTGAAAAACTTCCATGTGTATGCAGAGTTTCATACCCATTATTTGTAAACGTTTTAAATAATGTACAGCTACCACATTTACCCCCAGAACAAATAATAATATCGTAATTATTCATATATAATAAACTATATTAATAACTTTGCAAACTCTGCGTATATGGATTTGCTTTAAACGCGTCAAGTAAATTTGCGTTTAACCTATCATCAATATTTGTATTCATTTCAGGAGGTTTGTAGGTTTCTCCTATCATTTCCTTGTGTGCATACATTTGTGGCATTGCACTAGGAACCCATTGTCTATTATTTAATCGGTCATCGTCCAATTTTGCAGTATTCATATTCATTTGTGGATTAAACGTTTGCGTACTGCCATGATTTGTTCGAGAATATGTAGTAGGTTCTTTTAATTCATTATTTGTTTGACGATAATCTGCCGAATAATCCTTGAATCCAAGATTGTTAGCCATCCCGCCTACATTTCCATAAGAAGTATATGTCAATTCTTCCCTTTCTTTTACAGGAGGTGTATTTTGTGTTACATAACCTCCTACACCATTCAACTGACCTTGAAAAGAGTTTGGCGTATAAAGCGTCGTTTCCTTAATGGTTGGTGCCACGGTTTGATTTGCAATATAAGTATTTGTCCCTGCTTTTGCATTCCCATAAATGCGTGGGTTATTCGCCATTTCATCTCTTTTGTTTGGACGAATAATATCTGTGATGGGTGATAAAATAGACCCTACTGTCTGCGACAAGTTTAAAAACAATGGTTGTTGCTGATTATTTGCTCGATTGTTCAAATAATTCGTATGACTTTGTTGTTGATTGTTTAAATCATTCATGTTTCCTTTTCCAACTGCGCTTGGAATAGGCGCACTTGTAGGAAGAGGTATTCGCGATGATTCTTCGTAATTTTTATTAATATAACCAGTTTGTTTTATGGGAGCAGTGGGAGGACCTGCATACGATTTTGTCGTATCTACACGATTTTGTTCTTTCATCATTTCTTCCGAATGCATCATTGGTCCTTTTGATGTGGGTGTCGTAAAATATCGTTCGGGAGTTATTTCATAAAAAGAGTCTGGAAGGTTTTTATTGACAGGAGCTTGAATTCCGAGATTTGAGACTAAACTTTTGGAAGGACCTTCCAAATTATCCAACTTGTATGATACTTTTGGATTTGTATCAACTCGTAATTCATCTACATTTTTATCCATCCATTTTTCTCTCGCTTCCATTCCGCTATTATAGCCACCGCTCCCAGAACTCTCAAACCCTTTATTCAGCCCCGGGGCAACCATTTCACTATTAAACGGACGCTCGTCATTCTTCATTACACTTTTATTAACCCGAGAAAGATAAAAGTCGTCCATATTTGGCATTCCATTCACCCAATTAATATCATTTTGCGGTTTAAACAAAGGTGCTTGTTCAGTTTTTTTAATAGAATTTGTAGAACCAGTCATATTATCTAAAAAAGAATCGTTTGAAATACCAAGAGAAGAACCCATCTTTGTTGTATAAAAGGGGGTCATATTTTCATGTGTAAAATCTTTTCTGTCTATATAATTTCCAGACAAAGAATGTACTTGTTTGACATTTGTAGCTTGCTTTTGGTACATTGATTGCGTAAAATATTTATCTGTAGCAGCATGAGAATCTGGATAATGATTCACAGAATCATCCTTTGCCACTTTTGGATAATTTGGCGTAGGTTCATTTACATTAGGCAAATATTGGGAATTTTTTCCCATGGTCTTAAATTTTTCTTTCCGTGTTTTAATAGCAATTAATCCCACTAAAGCAATAATAGGTATTGCGAGTTCCATAATATTATATATTAAAAAAAGTGAATATTTCAAATGTAATCTTGGAAATTATTTTTATAAATGGGGACATATCTATGTTTTTCAATATCTCTAGAACTTAAATTATGTGTAAAAGGAATGGAGGATTTTATTCTGGGGTCATAATGCAAATAATCGCTTTTAATAACCTCTACACCTTTTAAATTCCATGCCGGACAAATTGTTCTCGAATTCTCCGTGTATAATAAATTTGTGGAAGGATAATATATCGGTGTAGATGCGGGTAAATTTGTTTTTTGAAAAACATCACATTTTAATCGTTTATCAATGCATTTCAATGAACTATCTATATCAATCATATTTGTGTATGAATAACCACCCCATTTCTGAATTCGAATCTGCGGGTCTTCAATATAGAATGGACGAGTACCATTTCCAGGAACCATCAAATGATAATTTCCTATTGTCGATAATTGTTGTGTTAATTCAGGTTTATCATTACGTGTGCAGGCCATTATATTATATAAAATATTTTTATATAATATGAAACAACTTCCACGAACTATTTTATATAATTTAATGGTTGTTACAATTTTTTTTATAATATATTTAATATTGAGTGAACAATTTACCACAAATGACAACAAAAAAATAACAACTTTGGATTTATTAAATTTATCTATTACAATACAAACATCCGTCGGATACACTTTTATCAAACCAACAACAACGACAACTAAATTTATGCTAACACTTCAACAATTTCTTTTGTTTTTTGGAAACTTGTTTATTCTGCATCTCTAAGTATAGAACGGTCTTTCATTCTGATAAAAATAATTGGTCAATGGTGCCACGGGTTTTTTTTCGTATATGTCTAAAAAACTTAAATTTTTGGGAATATTTTCGACTTTGGATTGAGGGACGATAAAATTACATGTTCCGATTCCTTTGAGGTCAGAATCAATATCCATGTAATTTTCACTTAATAAAGATGCATGCAGTTTTGATATTCCTATACCATTTCCTTGTAATTGAGGAGTTATATTCGAATTGTAAAAAATATAATTAAAGGCTGATTGATTTTGTTTCTGTTCAAGTTTATAATTTTCTTTAGTATTGTTATTTCGTGAAAACATATTATCTGTTTATAAAAAAAATCAATGGTTCAACATCAACCGGAGAATCTTCCATTATGTTTTTCAAGATTGGAAGAAACAAATAGAAATAATCATATGAAAATAAAACTGTAAAAGCCATCATTTCATCTTCATATTTATCCTTTAATAATTCTATAATTTTGGAAATATTTTCATTTGTCTTTATTTGATTATACAATACTTCAACCATTTCATCCATAGTCTCGTCGTATTTTTCTTTATTGAATAATTTTAATAATTCTTCTCTATAAACATTTTCAGTAAGAATATGAACTACTTCAGAGACTTCATCGTCGTTAATATATCTACTTTCAATTACTTTATAAAGAGATGGAAATGAAAAATTCATTAGTTATACAAAAGGTTTTAAAAATTTACTTGTCACGAAATAATTCTCTTGAAGGAAGACCACCTCTAGTACAATCTCCAGCATTGTCTTCCACTAAAAAAACTGGATTTGTAATCGTATTTTTTATACTTGGAATCAATGGTGTATTTGATAAAGGTAAATAGGAAATTTCTGACAATTGATTATAACTCTTTTTATTTGTATATGTCTCCCCTTGCATTATTTGAGATTCGGATACAGCATCCACAGAGCCTCTTCCTAAATAAGGTACTGTCACAAAGGGTCGTTGAACCAAGTCAATACGGGAACGAGGATGTGTTTGTAGAGAACCAATAGTTAATTTTGAATTATCGTCGATATTAAATCCATTTAACCCAATCCCATTCGTTCCATTGTAAAACATAAAGGGTTGCATAAGTGCAAAATTCATTGGTTTTTGCATAGTTGTATCCTCTGCAAAATAATTTTTTAAGAGATAGTTTGAACCGTTCATATTCTGAATAGCCCGCTGGTCTAAATATTCATTGTCGTTGCATCCTCTTGATATATTATTAAATATGTCCATTTTATATTTTATAATATTAAAAAAAATTAAATATATCTATAAGTGTTTTGAAGACAAGCGGTTGGGTCTCCATCTTTACATGAAGGCATAGAACCGTATAAAAATTCACTGAATGCTCCTTGGTCATTTGGAATAGTGGTGGAAGGCATACTATAAAATTGATGCATCATATTATCAAATTCAAAATTATTTCCTAAACCCGAGAATAATTGTTTTACGTCAAGTCCATTGTGTAGTTTTTTAATACCTTCCTTTGTTTTTTTATTAATAATCTCTGTAACTTCTGGATTAAAAGAAGGAGGTGCTTCTTTGCGCATAAAGTCTTGGTAATCTGTTAATAAAATATTATTCATCGGGTTTGTCGTTGTTATAGGATAATACTCCTCTTTTATTTCATTAAAGCTCACTTTTTTTCCTGTAAATCCCTCCTTGAACTTTTGTTTGTAAAAATATATTCCAACTAAAGTCAATGTTCCCACAATAAGATAAGTAATGGATAAAGTGAGTAAAAACCCAATAAGAGATAAATAAATAATGAGACGACTTATCGCGTTTAGTTTGTCATCATAACTCATTTGTTGTGTAGGAATGATGACAAATATATTTTTTGTTAATTCGGAAACATTTTCTCCCCAAAACATAATATAGAGTGTTATTTTCTTTTGTATTAATTTATAAATACACGATTAAAAATATCAGAATAGTAATGATTGTAATTTCTTACAAAATATAACAAGTAAGGACTTATAATTATTTTATAGTTGTTGTTGCGAATTTTTTCTAATAATTTAAAATCCTCTGAACTCGATGGTTCAAACATGATATGATTAAATATCTCTCTTTTTAACGCAAATGATATGCCAACATAGTTTTCGTAAAAATTAGATACATCATTAGGAGGTAATGAAATATACATATCATCGTGTATAGATAACATTCTAAATATTATTACATCAACATTGTACTTAATTTCGTTTAAAAAAGTATCAACATACGTATTTTTAATAGAATCGTCATCATCAACAAATGCAATCCATGGCGTTGTGGCATATTTTATACCATAGTTTCTAACACGACCTGCTGAATTAACACCTTCTCCTAATTTAGGAGATTTAATGATTTTAATTCTACTATCAGGAAATTTTATAGTTGGTTCTATTCCGTCGAAAATAACAATTGCTTTCCATTTTGAATTAGTTTGATTTACTAACGATAACAGTGTATCTTTTAAAGTACTTCTCCCTATTGTTGGAATAATAAAAGTTATTTTAACATCCATTATTAAGAATGGATATTTAAAATTGATTTTAATATAAAAATAAATTATATATTATATATTAAAAGATGTCACGAGGTTCAATCGGAGCGAAATACGTAAATCCTTCTAGAATCATTGGAATTCAATTTGGTATAATGTCGCCAGAAGAAATTCGCAATGGTTCGGTGGTTGAGATTACGACAAAAGAAACATATGTGAATAACAAACCAGTTGCGAAGGGTATTTTTGACCCGCGAATGGGTGTTGGAGAACCTGGTGCAATATGTCCTACAGACGGTTTAGATTATATGCAAACTCCGGGTTACTTTGGTCATCTTGAGATGGCTCGTCCCGTCTTCTACATTCAATTTTTGAATACTGTATTGAAAATATTGCGTTGTGTTTGCTTTAAATGTAGTAAAATTTTAATAAACAAAGAAAAATACAAACAGGCGCTTAATATGACAAATGAACATCGATGGAAATGTATATTCTCTATAGCGAGCAAAGTAAAACGTTGTGGAGAAGATACAGACGATGGTTGTGGATGCTTGCAAGGAAAGATAAAAAAGGAAGACCTTGCAAAAATAACGATGGAATGGCCAGATGCGAATAAAGAAGTAAAAGAACCTATTACATTGCGTGTGACACCTGAGATGGTTATTAAGATTTTCAAGAGAATAACAGACGAAGATGTATATTTTATGGGGTTTAGTCCGGTTTGGTCTCGTCCAGAATGGATGGTTTGCCAAGTGTTGGCTATTCCTCCTCCTTCTATTCGCCCGTCTGTAAAAATGGACCATCAACAACGAAGCGAGGACGACCTCAGTCATATTTTAATCATGATTATAAAAACAAACAGAATATTACAAGAAAAAATTGCGAGCAATGCGCAAACAAATATTATCGACGACTGGACGTCTGTTTTACAATATTATGTATCAACTCAAATAGATAATAAAATACCAGGAGTTCTTTCAACTGCACAACGAAGCGGGAGACCATTAAAATCTATCAAGGACAGACTTAATGGAAAATCGGGACGCATGCGTTCAAATCTTATGGCGAAACGTGTAGATTTTAGTGCAAGGTCTGTTATTACAGCTGACCCAAATATCTCTATACGAGAGTTAGGAATTCCTATGAAAATCGCAAAAAATATTACCAAGCCTGTTGTCGTAAATGATATGAATAAAGCCTTTCTCAAGGAATTAGTATTAAATGGTCCCGATAAGTATCCAGGAGCAAAAATATGGGAAAAAAAGAATGGTGAATCTATCACATTGAGGTACATTGACAGGAGTTCTATTAATCTTGAAAACGGCGACATCATTCATAGACACATGATGGACGGCGACGTAGTATTGTTTAATAGACAACCATCTCTCCACAGAATGAGTATGATGGCTCACCTTGCTAAAATCATGAGAAAAGGAGACACATTTCGTCTGAATGTTGCTGCGACAAAACCGTATAATGCTGATTTTGATGGTGATGAAATGAACTTGCATATGCCTCAAGATGTTGTCTGTGACGCCGAGTTAAAAAATTTAGCGGCAGTCTCGCAGCAAATCATAAGTCCAAGTAGCAATTCACCTATCATCGGTATTTATCAAGATTCAATGGTTGGTTCTTACCTATTTACGAAAAAAGATATGAAGTTTTCGCGAAGCGATGCGATGAATCTTCTTATGGCATTTGACAAAGTAAATGTCGGACATCTAAAAAAAGAGGAGATTACAAGCAATGAAATCATGACGCAAATTTTGCCACCTATTTCATTGAAATTGCGCGGGGGGAGCGAAATCAATGTGTTAAACGGCACCTATATTAAAGGACAATTGGACAAAAGCGCTCTGAATGGAAGCAAGGGGTTCATCAACCGCATCTGCAATGATTTTGGAAATATGGCCGCTTCAAACTTTATCGATAATCTTCAAAACATAATCACGAGCTTTCTCAAAATATATGGTTTCAGTGTGGGTATTAACGATTTAATCACAACTTCAGACACGAGAGAGAAAATAAATGTCGTAATTAGAGAGAAAAATGATAATGTGAATGTGTTGATTGAAGAGACTCAGTTGGGTATTTTTCAAAATACAACTGGCAAGAGTAATTTAGAAGAATTTGAAACGAGAGTGAATAATATCTTGAACAAATCGACTGCAGAGACTTCTAAAATAGCGATAGACAGTCTATCAACAGACAATAGATTTGTCATCATGTTAAAAGCTGGGTCAAAAGGTTCGGAATTGAATATTGCTCAGATGATTGCTTGTGTTGGTCAGCAAAATGTAAATGGAAAAAGAATACCGTACGGATTTGAAGATAGGACTCTCCCACAATTTACAAAATTTGATGACACTGCGAAAGCACGTGGTTTCGTTGAGAATTCTTATATTAACGGTTTGTCGCCGTCCGAAGTATTCTTTCACGCAATGGGTGGTCGTGTTGGTTTGATAGATACGGCCGTAAAAACATCTACCACTGGTTATATTCAAAGGAGACTGATAAAGGGATTGGAGGATTTGGTTGTAAATTATGATATGACGGTTCGTTCAAATAAAAACAAGATTGTTCAGTTTTTGTATGGAGACGATGGAATCGACCCAATGCGAGTAGAAAATCAAACATTGAACTTGCTTCACATGAATGTGGAAGAAATTTACATGCATTTTTCCTTTCCAATAGACAACAATTATTTGAAAGGAATATTTACTGCAGCAGCATTTAAACGTTTCGGAAAGCAATACACGAAAGACTCTGAGAAAGATGTTGCGAAAAAAATGATAAATGCAAGGAATGAAATCGTAAAAAATATAATGGAGAACAAGTCGGATACATGTGTTCGTTGTCCTGTCGCATTCACGCATATCATCAATAATATTTCTGGTCAGCAAGGATTAAACGCAGATTCTATTATTGATATAACACCACAAGAAGCGTTTGAACTATGCGAAACGACGCTATCAACACTCAGACATTTGCATTATAATTCTCCTACCGAATTATTCAGTATTCTTTTCCAGTTCTTCTTATCTCCCAAAGAACTCCTTTATGTTCGTCGTTTTAATCGCGTGAGTCTTATTCTTTTGTTAGAAATGATTACTTTGCAATACAAACGGGCTATCGTGGCTCCTGGTGAAATGGTCGGACTAGTTGCAGCACAAAGTATTGGAGAACCGGTGACTCAGATGACTCTAAACACGTTTCATTTTGCGGGTGTCTCTTCAAAATCAAATGTTACGCGTGGTGTGCCGAGATTAGAAGAAATTTTGACATTATCTTCGGAACCCAAAAATCCACTTTTATCCGTTTATTTAAATCATGAAGATGAAACCAACAAAGAGACTGCCACAAAAATAATGCATATGATAGAATATACTATATTGGGAGATGTAGTGAAATCATCAACGATTTGCTTTGACCCGAATGTTGATTCAACCACCATTAGCGAGGATGTATTATTACTTGAGCAGTACAAAATGTTTAATTCATTGATTCAAGATTGTGGTGCAACTTTGCAAGAAGACAATCATACAAAATGGGTGATACGCATGATTATGGACCCGGAGATAATGCTTGAAAAAAATATTACAATGGATGATATAAATTTTACATTGTCGAATATCGAAGGAATAAGTTGCATTTTCTCGGACTACAATTCAGACAATTTAATATTTCGTATTCGGCTAGAAAATCAAAAGACGAAAAAAAAGAATTCTCTTGACCAAACAGATGATATTTTCATGTTGAAAAATTTTCAGCAGAATTTACTCAAGAATGTTATTTTACGAGGAGTCAAAGGGATTAAAAAAATTAATTTGAGAAAAATAAAAGACAATGTTGTTTTACAAAATACAAAATACGAAACAAAGGAGATTTGGGTACTTGATGGGGTGGGTAGTAATTTATTAGATGTTTTAGGTCTTGAATTTATAGATAAAAAGCGCACGACTACAAATAATATAATCACTATATTTGAATTATTCGGAATTGAAGCTGCTAGACAAGCTATCTACAATGAAATGACAGAAGTGATTGAGTTTGATGGCGCTTATATTAATTTTCACCATTTGAGTATCCTTATTGATAGAATGACACACAACCATAAATTAGTATCTATATTTAGACATGGAATAAACAATGACAACATTGGACCCATCGCAAAGGCATCCTTTGAAGAAACGCCCGAAATATTTTTGAGGGCTGCAAAACATGCGGAACTTGATACAATGCGTGGTGTTTCTGCAAATGTCATGTGTGGTCAAGAAGGGTTATTTGGGACAAATGCATTCCAAATTTTACTAGATATGGAAGCGATGAGGAAAAATGAAGAAGATATTATTGAATATGAGGATGAGTTTGACGTCCTAATTGAAGAAAAGGATTCATGTGCTGTAGAAAATATCATCATTGATAACAACATCAGTCACATTAAAGTTGTCCCAACTATTCATACAAGTTATACAATAGATATACAATAGACATTTAAAATATTTTGTAATAATATGTTATCAAATATACCAAAATTTAAATTAAATATATTAAAAGAAAATTCTGTATCAGAAATACTTGTTTTTTTTGGTTATTATCATGGAAGCAAGGAGGAGTTAGAACATTTATTCTATACAAATCCACGTGATAATGTTTTTAGAGTTTCTTATGCAAATTCCGACACCATAGACGAAACAGCCCCCTTTCTTTTTTCAGATATTGAAATTGAAACGATTACACAAAATGGTATTGATGTTTCATTTACTCTATTATTATTAAACAATGACGAAACAATTGAAACGATTAAAAATAAAATATATATTGCCAAACCAGATTATTCTGTCAATGAAATGTACTTGATGTCAAAGTTGGGCGAGTATAAAACACTTGGGTTGGCTTCTCAAACATTCCAAGCCAATCCTTTTTTACTTGAAAATGAAGTATTCGAATTAATCGTAAATAATAAATGGATGACACCTACAACAGACAATAATTTATTTCTTTGCTATTACGAAGATTTAAAAACTTTATTTCCAGAAAAAGAAGTTTTTTTAAATTGCTATTTTCCACAGCATGATGATGTCGCCGATTCATATAAAATTTTATCAATGGAATCGTTTTATAATAAAATAGACATGTTTTACAATATTTACCAAAATAAAAAGGGTCAATTAAAATATGGTGATTCGTTTGTCCGTTTTAAACATATGGATTTTGTCATTCCAGGTGTCCAACCCATTCCAGTAAGTTCTGTCTTTAATATATCTCACTCTACTGAAAAAATACCCATGATAAAATACAATACCCCGAAAAAATCTCTTAATATTTTCAGATTTTTCTCAAAAGAGGTGTCAAAATCTGGTATAAAAATACCGTTTAGCAGTTTAGCGAACATGAATTCATTCAATAGTGAAATTGATAAAAGATTGTCGGTTTGTTATTATCAAGATGGGATGATATGTCAATTGTTTGAAAATGGAGATATTCGCATTTTACTCAACAAAACGGATAGTCTCGACCAATGCATACAATTTATGAACGATGGATTGGACCGGATATTCAACCCTCTTGTTTTATTTTTTACTCAAATGAAAATTACCAAACCTGTTATAACACCAGAATTTTTAGAAAATATAATATTTACTAATTTAGTATGTGTCATAAATTTAATCGAGAGAGAACTAAAAATTCCATTTGATTGCATAAAGCCAGTATTTGCTGTTGAAAATACCGCCCCCAATACAGCCTTTTTATTGTATAAAAGAATTCCTAATTTTAATTTGCAGAGTAGTATGGAATCGTTTATTGAAAGTAGTATCAAAGGAAAGAAAAAACTGCGTCTCGAAGACATTATTGAAAATTTAGTTGATAATTACAATGTAACAAAAGAAAATGCGTCGGCTATTTTTCAAAGCTTTTATAAAGAATTCAGAGAAAAGGAACAAATCGGAAGAAAGTTATTATTAATTAATCCAGGGTTGCCTATAAATATTACAATGAACCCATTGGAAAATACAAACATTTTTGAGATATATAAAATTCCAAAACTAAATATTATCAAATCGTTGTTCGTCTTTATTGATTCAATGATACGTATCACTATGCCTGAATCTACTGCATACCCTTTATCACTCATCAGACAAAATTGTTCGTCAGAAACCGAAACAGTCGTTGTAAAATATACAAAACCAATTGAAATGCCAATAGAAATAGAGATAACTGAATCAGACGAACCTAAAATCGTGGAAAAAACAGAACATGAAAAAGAACTTGTGAAATCATTTTTTGCGTTTGACTCTGATGAAGAAGAAGACGAAGAATATGTTGCCGAAGATGAAAACCCTCAATATGGAGGTGAAAATGTGGAGGAAAGACGAAAAAGATTAATGAACGACAATGTTTATGTAGAGAAAATATTAGCGAATTCTTCCTTACACAATTACTTTTCTAGACGAATGGAAAAATACGACAAAGATGTTTTTAAAAATCAACCAGAAGGGAGAGGTTATACAAGTGATTGTCAAACAAATAGAAAACGACAGCCTATCATTTTAAACCGCCAAGAATTGGATGCAATAAATAGGGAAAACCCAGAACTTTTAAATCAAAAAAATGATGAAATTTTACAATATACAACACAGGAAGGCGATGATTTATATTATATTTGTCCGCGTTATTGGTGTTTATTAGATAATACACCCATGACACAAGAACAAGTGGATAGTGGGCAATGTGGTAAAATCATCGATAAAAAGGTGGAAAAAGGGAAATATGTCGTGGAATTTTTTCATAAAGAGGTTCATGGTACAAGAGACGATTATAAAAAAACTGGTCCGGGTGTCATGAAAAATTGTCTTCCATGTTGTTTTACAAATTGGAAATCCGAACGCCAAAAAGCTATCATGACTAAATGTGACCAAAAATACAAGTTTTTCAATGAGACGCAAGAATCGCCACGGATAACTATTCGCGAAAAAATAGAACCGGTAAAAAAACGCGATAATTTTCTAGTAGTTCGTACAGACAAGTTTCCGCTGGAAGAATACACTTGGAGTTATCCACCTAAAAGTATTCAAATATTCTTTAATGATTTCAACGAAGACCATGAAGTAAGCGAAATAGACCATACAATTAAAAGAAATGAATTGTGTATTATGCGCCATGGCATAGAAAATAATCCACGAAAATCATTTTTGTCATGTATTGCTGATATCAAATATTTTAATAATGGGATAAGATTAAAAAGAACCGAAAGTTATACGAGCCAATTGATTCAATTAATCATATCAAAATTAACACTGGATACTTTTATCACTCTGCAGAATGGCGCGCTGATTGAAACATTTGCAGAACCTGCAAGAGAAATAGATTTAGATGAATTTGCAGAAACAAAAATCTATAGCGTTTTGCAAACGAATCCAACCGATTTTGCAAAATTATGTTCTGCATTTAAAAACTACATTGATTTTTTAATGAGTGATGATTACATTGATTATACATATACATGGGATTTATTGACTCTTCCCGGAATTATTTTTGCAAATGGTGTAAATGTAGTCATTTTTGATTTGGAAGATAGTGCGCGTATAAAATTAATTTGTCCGGCAAATCACTACTCTGGTTCTTTTTTTAATCCACGAAAAAACAATATAATTATTTTAAAAAGTGGTGTATTTTTTGAACCATTGTTCACATTTATTAAACGACCTGATGTAAAGACGAGCCCATATTTTGACTTGAATGAATTGCCGCAAAATTTTAACGACGCATTCAATGTTATTTCAACAAAGTTAAGGGCTTGTAATCCTTTAAAGAGTTTGGACTATGATTTTGAACAACCTATTTTATTATCATTATTGATTGAAAAATGTAAATCAAAGGGGATGAAACCCATACAAGTAATCAATGTTCGTGGTAAAGTGGTGGGTTTAAAAATGTTTATCGATGACTCTCTGCAGGGGTTTATTCCCTGCTTTCCAAGTTCCATTGATGATAAATATGAGTATAGTTTATTAAATGACGAATGGAATACTTATTCCGAAACATTAGATTTCCTAACTTTTATGGGAGATGTTGTACCATGCAACATATATTCACAGCTCGTAGAAGACGGTCAAGTTATCGGATTTCTCACGATTACCAATCAATTTGTTCCGATTGAGCCTATCGAGTTATCGCTTATAGATTCTGAATTGAAAACATCTTATTCGTATAATCATTATGATGTGGATAACGCACTTTTGTTAAACGATAGAGACAATGAAAGGATTGAGTATATAGAGAAGATAAAAAGGGAATTTGAATTGGAAAACATTTTTTGTTCGTATTTAATTTATGTACTAAATTTTGAAACAAACAAAGAGATATTAGAAGAAATAGTTGCACTAACAGGTCCAATTATTCTGGAAGAATATGGTATAAGTTCTATCGTCGCATTATTAAAAACGGTACCCAATATTGTTTTTATAGAAGATTATACAGAGGAAATGTTTGAAACCACGCGAAACTGTTTTCTAGAAGCTCCTCCCATTTATTTTCCATCGGATAAAGAAGAGCGTTATTATACAAAGTTGGCAACGTACATTTTTAGATATCAATTTGTAAAACAGAATTTACGTAATGTAAATGTATATTTTAACTTTCATCCTGTACATCTTAGAATAAACAAGGATGAAATTTATATCATGCAAAATTTTATTCCAGACAATGACTTTATTCTTTTCAAACGAATACCGTTTCGTAAATCAAGTATGCGAGAAACATATGACATGGTAGAGCCTAGAACATTATTAAAATATGATGCAAATGTCAATTTTGCCGATTTGATTACAGTCAAACCTTGTCGTGAAAAAAAAATACCATTGCGAAATGAAGAATGGGGAGATTTATTTGCAAAAAATGCAATGGAGGTGTCTTTTTCTTCCACCGACGATTCCTCCTGTTCCTTTATGTTTGCATTAAGCATCATCAATAAATTTATTGCATATCCGATAGACAAAGAAAAGGTTATTGATATTTTGGATAAAGAATATTTAGCTCAAATGGAAAAATGTATGCTATTGTTTCGCACGAGAGATTATAAAAAATTACTTGATATATTAAAAAATGAAGGAAAGAGGGAAATGATTGCGAGTTTCATCCAAAGGGGTGTTCCCGAAGAAAAAGTAATACATCATATGATTCATGGCGAATATTATTTAACGGTTACTGATTTATGGATATTGTTTAATTATTTTAAAATTCCAGCTGTTTTTTTGTATTCGCGTGAAATTGATAAAATACTTTTTATTAATGAAGGTAAAAGTGTCAATTATGTTTTTATTATTGTTTCAAGCCATAAAATTCCTAAATATAAATATATTTCTATAGAAGATGAAATTTTTTTAGACGCCGAAACTTTTTGCATGAAAAGCGGAATCGAGTTGATTCACACAGATTTTCACGAATATGTTCATAATCATCGCATAAAAAAACTTGTAATCGCAGACTCATAAATCATACAAAGGGTTATCTGAAATTGTCATCCCACAATATTTTACGGGCGAGTTCTTATAATCAACCGATTCATATAAACCTGCTGTTTTTGCATTTTCAAGAACAAATTTGAAATTTTCCCAAAATTCATTTGTATGTCCATATGTTTTACACATGACGTGTGTCAATTCGTGATAGGCGACAAAAGTGAGCGTGTCGATATCTATGAGTTTTGTTTCGGTTTCATTTGGTGATTTTGTTTTGTTTAAACAAAATGCGATTTTTTCTCCTTTATTTTCACTGTATGCGGTTAATTTACTCGTCGGTAATATTTCGTTTATTTTTTGCGGATTGAAACCATTTGACAAACGAATAACCCTTTCATCATGAGGGTACTTCTTTTGCAAAAAAGCGACGATTGCCTTGCATCTCTCATTTACTTTTGCCAAGAGGTCGGCGGATTCTTCCTTGTTTTTTCTGTCTCTTACACAATATGTTAAACCATCTTTATCAGATATTATGCATTTTAAATTTAATAATTCTGAATCAGAAAATAATTTTAAAAAAAATAAAATGATAATGAAAATTACTATATAATATAATATATTCATATTATATCATTATATTAAATCAGAATTATTGAGGACCCGCACCAATTTCCAGAGGAACTCTCATAAAATCTGGTGTAATTGTTGAATTGTTCCAAGGACCCACTGAAACTTGTGGGTTGGGTGGCTCAGAACGTAATTGTAGATTTGCGTTTCTTAACGTTTGTCC